TGGCTGCGATTGCAAAAATAGCAGGGCAACAATTTGAAGGTGGCGGTGGTAGTGTTGATATGGGTGGAGGCGGTAATTCAACACCAACAATTAATGAAGGAGCAGCAACAGCAACGAATAATTCACAACCATCTACATTGCTAAATCCTGATGGAACGGTGCAGAATCAACAACCAGTTCAAGTTTATGTGGTGGAATCAGATATTACATCAACGCAAACACAAGTTGCGGTGGTACAAAATCAAATGAATTTTGAATAATTAAAAAACAATAAGATGAAAAAATTAATGACTTATGAATTAGACATCAACGAAGATGAAGCCGCTGAAAGTGGAATTGATTATGTTTCTTTAGTTGATGATCCTGCAATCCAAGAGAATTGGATGACATTTGAAGCACAGAAATCTTTTGCTTTCAAAGTATCTTCGCCAGAACGAAGAATCATAACAGGTGCAGCCATGATAGCTGACATGCCTATCTATCGCAAGGATGATGCAAGAGGCGAGTACAATGTGGTGTTCCGCAAACCTGTGATTGAAAAGATTGTCAAGAAATGGGCAAAGCTCAACAAGTTCAACAATGTAAATATGATGCACGAAGAAGGCACACATACAGAAGGTGTGTATTGCATAGAATCATTTATCATTGATTCAAAACGAGGCATCACCACACCAAAGATATTTGACAAGGCAAGTGATGGAAGTTGGTTTCTTTCTTATTACATCGAAAATGACGTAGTATGGAATGAGTTCATAAAGACTGGCATCTTCAAAGGATTCAGCGTTGAAGGTATGTTTGGCTTTGAGATTAAGGCACAGGCAGAGGTGGTTGAGGTTGACATGGATGAGCAACATCTAAAAACTATTTTTGACATTTTAAAAAGGACACCTTACGTTTTGGGATCAGTTGGCACAAAACAAAGTAATTCATAAAATGGTACACATTTAATTTATTTACTTACTTAATAAACAACTTAAATCATGGCAGACAAAGCAACATTCATTTCAGAATTAGCGACACTTGTTAAAAAACACTTGTCACCAACAAAATTGAATTTCAAAGACATCATGTTACCTGATGGAAGCACACTTCGCTACGAAGGTGATATGCCAATGGTACAGATGCCAGTAACAATAGTTCAACCTGATGGAACAGAACTTCCTGCACCTGATGCTATCTACGAAATGGAAGATGGCACAAGCATCGAAGTTATCGGAGGCATCATTGTAACAGTTACACCACCAGCAACAGAAGTGGAAACACCGGAATCAGCAATGCCAACGACACCAACAGAAATGGAAAACAACACAGCAACTGTAAAGTCACTTATTGAAACGCACACCAAAGAACATCACTTTACAAAAGAAGAAGTGACAACACTTTTGGAGCAGTCAGTAGTTAACGTGACAGAGAAATTTGCAACAGCAACAAAAGAACTTTCGGACAAGATACAAGTAATGGAAGGATACAACACAGACTTGAGTGCATTGGTATTAAAGTTCAGCGAACAACCTGCCGAAACATCTGTAAAGAAACTACCAGTAAACTTGAAGTCAGAGCCAACCAACAAACGTGAAAGTTTAGAGGAGTATCGCAAACGAATGAACACACAAATATAATTCATAAAAAATAAACTAAAAAAAACAAACAATGGCAACATTTTCATTAGGCGGTCTATCCGCTTACACAGAAGAAAACAAAGCAGACATCGTGACCAAATCCATTCTTGGAGCAAGAACAATGGGACTTATCGATGTTCGTGCAGGTATCAAATCAGCAATGAAGATTCCAATTCTTGACACCACATCTAACTTCCAAGCAGGAGGCACATGTGCGTTCAACACATCTGGAACAACAACAGTAACACAGACAACTATCACACCAGTTGCTTTGAAATTAAACATGTCATGGTGTCCATCAGAGCTTGAAGCATATTTCACACAGAAGTACCTTAAAGCAGGAGCGTTGTACTCTGGTACTTACGATTCACAAGATGGTATCGACAATTTATTCTTCACAGCAATTACTGACCGAGTCCAGGCGTACATCAACAAACAAGTTGAAGCGATGTTGTGGTTAGGTAACACAGCAACAACTGCTGATCCAAACTTGAAATTGATGAATGGTTTCATCAAGACAATCGACACAGCAGCAACAGCAGTAGCAGCAACACCAACAGCAGCTATCACATTGTCAACTGTTCGTGGCATATTTGAGGAAATCATTTTCCAAAAGATTCCAAACGCAATATTGAATGACAATCCAGTTGTATTCTGTTCACAAGAAGATTACCGTTTGCTTTTAAACAAACTTTGGGTTGACAATTTATACCACTACATTCCTACAAGTGGAGAGAATGCAGGTCTTGAATTAACTTATCCAGGAAGTAACGTCAAAATAATTGCCGTAAGTGGTTTGAATTCCGACAACGGAACAGGTCTTCCAACAGCAGCAAAGCATCGTATCTTCGCAGGAACAACAAGCAACTTCGTTGCAGGTGTTGATCTTGAAAATGATATCAAGACAATGGATTTATGGTATTCAAAAGACAATCGTGAAGTTAGAATGGTAATGGACTTCAAACTTGGTGTTGCGAATCATTTCACAGACCAAATCGTTCAATACAAAAATATCTAATATTAACCAAGAAATGGGAGTGGGGTAACCTGCTCCCAATTCTTAAATACAAAATAACAAATGGCATGTACATTAGTCAGTAGTTTTCCTATCGGATGCAGAGCATCTGTTGGTGGAATATCAGAAATCAAAATACACGCAATGCCAAGTAATGCAACTCTTGCTGCTCAATACACACTTACAAGTGGTGTTGTTGCAATAACAGGAGCATCATTGTCAGGATGGTACACATTGTCTTGTGAAAAGCAAACAGCAAATCTTAAAGATAGTGCAACTATTAATGTGCAAAATGGAACTGTTTTTTACACAGAAACATTGGTGTACATTTACAACCAATTACAGGCATCATTCAGAAACGAATTAGCAAATTACGCACAGGCAAGAGTTCAAATAGCAGTTAAAGACAGAAATGACAAATACTGGTTACTTGGCTATCTTCGTGGTCTTGACTTGAGTGCAGGGGAATCTGATTCAGGCACAGCAGATGGTGATCGTAGCGGCTACACACTTACATGGATGGGAATGGAAATTGCTCCAATAGCATCAATGAGTTCAGCAAACTACGCATTGTTAATACAATAGAATTGTTTTCATAGTGAGGTAAGGTTTGAGAGTTCTGGTAGTAATATCAGAACTTTCTTTTTTTTATACAAATGTCAATTCTTTACTTATATTAATATGTTAAAGATTATAAGAGGTCAATCTAATAGTGTAGTGTTTACACTTACCGAAAAGACAACATTGTCATCACCATACTTTTTGATTGATTTTAATAATTTGGCAACAAATGAGCATGTGTATGCTATCTGTCCAGATACATCAACGCAAACAGCACGATATAATTTATTGACCATTATTGAATCCAACACACAGCTACCATTGACAGGTCAAGTTAAGTTGATAGAAGGAACATATCAATACAAAGTATATGAGCAGACAAGTTCATCAAATCTTGATCCGTCACTTTCTGTTCTATTGTTAGAAACAGGGTTGTTGAAAAGCAATACAAATGCAACATCATCATTCATTGACAACACATATTCAGAGGAATTCGTATGGCAGAATTAAACAATATACCAACAGCATCACAAAGATTCTTGACTTTTGCTAATCAAGACATTCCTGCTTTCATTGAAAAGAAAGACAAGCATTTTGTATTGTTTGGACAGCTCAATGATTATCCCTATTACTTGATTGATTTATATACTCGGAGTGCATACCACAAGACTATCATTGACCAGAAGGTGCGTTATCTTGTTGGCAATGGATGGACTTATGATGCGAGAACATTAACGGTGCAGAGGCAATCGCAAGTAAATGATTTTCTTACAAAGAACTTTGGCAATGAAACTTTAAATCAAGCATCTCACAAATGGGCAAATGATTTGGAGTTATTCAATGGCATGGCAGCAGAGGTAATTTACAATAAGGGAGGATCGGTGTCATCAATTAATTACATTGACTTTGCAAATATTAGAAGCAGTCCTGACAAAAAGAAATATTATTACACATCACGATGGTACACATTGGATAGTGTGGGCAACAGGAAGATGAACAAGAATCCAGAGAATGAGCCAGACTACAAAGTTTTTGATGCGTATGATAAGGATGCACAAAATAAGAAGTCACAGCTTTACTACTTTTCTGTTTATCATCCAAACCAACAAGTCTATCCATTACCTACTTATTCAGGTGCGGTGATTTGGATAAATGTTGACATCGCACTTTCTGATTTTCACTATCACAATATTAAGAATGGTTTTGTGCCAGCTCACATCATAAATTTCTATAATGGAATACCTGATGAATTAAAGCAAGAAGAAATTGAAAATAGAATTTTAGAGAAGTGGACTGGAGAGAAAGGACAACGCATTGTTTTGAACTTTGCCATGAGCAAAGAAAGTGGCACAGATGTGCAAACATTGTCAATGAGTGACATCGATAAACAATACATTGAGGTAGCCAAGCAATCAGAAACAAAAATCTTTTCAGCACACTTTGCCAATCCAATTTTGTTTGGCATAGCGAGGGAAGGTGCATTGGGAATGCGTACAGAGATAGAGATTGCTCACAACGAGTTCAATCAGATGTACATCATACCACGACAGAAGTTAATTGAAGACATGGTTAACATGTTCTTAATTGATTTTGATATTAATGTAGAATTGAAACTTAAAACTGTTCAGCCATTAGGATTCACTTTGCCAAACGCATCACAGAAAACTATTGATACTATACAAGCGTTAAATTCTTTACCACAATCGGTGGCACAGAAGATATTGGATTCTATGTCAGCATCGCAGATTCTTGGACTGATAGGCATTGAAACAGAGGCAACAGAAACAACAAACATTCAGGCACACTTTAATTCACAGGCAAACATTGATATGTTTCTTGCTTGTGGATCACCGAAGGCAGACTACGAGATATTGAAATCGCAGTCATTAAAATTCACAGAAGGGATGAACTTTGATGCCTACGAGAACGAGCTGAAAGAAAGTTACATGAACTTTGCAGAAGAAAAGATAAGCACGAAGGGTGGCATTGAGGGTGACATCATTATCAGTCAACCAACGAAATCAGAAATCAGTAGAGCAAATATAGAGCAACCTGAATTGGAAGTGATGTATTCCTACGAGCTGTCACCTGAATCACCACCATTAGCATTGGGAGGTGTGTCAAGAGAGTTCTGCGTGAAGTTGATGAATGCACAACTATTATACACAAGAG